CTGAAATTAAATTTAATAAAAATATTACAGTTCATTCAGGTCACTCAGAGCGTGAGGCTTGGGAAGGATACAACGTAATTGTTGTGATTCTTGACGAAATTTCTGGTTTTAGCGTAGAGAATACAACTGGTCATGAACAGGCAAAGACTGGAAGTCTTATATATGAAATGTATCGTGCATCGGTAGACTCACGTTTCCCAGATTACGGCAAAGTTATTTTGCTCTCATTCCCAAGATATAAAAACGATTATATCCAACAAAGATATGACGATGTAGTTGCTGAAAAAGAAACGGTAGTAAGAACACATCATTTTAAATTAGACAATACTCTACCAGACGGCACGGAAGGTAATGAGTTTGATATTGAATGGGAAGAAGATCATATCCTATCTTATAAATATCCTAGGATGTATGCTCTGCGTAGACCTACATGGGAAATTAATCCTACACGAAGCATAGAAGATTTTAAAGTTGCTTTCTATAAAAATACTCCAGATGCACTAGGAAGATTTGCATGTATGCCATCAGAAGCAATTGATGCATTCTTTAAGTCTCGTGAAAAAATTGAAAAAGCATTTAGCAATATGGCTCTAGCAGTAGATGAGTTTGGAAGATTTGAAACTTGGTTTGCGCCAGATCCAGACAAGGAGTACTTCTTGCACGTAGACCTTGCACAAAAACATGACCATTGTGCGGTCTCTATGGCACATGTACAGAAATGGGTGAATGTAAAAGTAACAGACACGTACTCACAGCCTGCCCCTATTGTTGAAGTTGATGCAGTTAGATATTGGACACCTACTCCAGATAAATCTGTAGACTTTACAGAAGTTAAAGATTATATATTATCTCTTAGAACAAAAGGTTTTAAGATCCGTGTCTGCACGTTTGACCGTTGGAACTCTCACGACATGATGCAGCAATTAAAACAATATGGTATTAACACAGAAACATTGTCAGTTGCAAAGAAACATTATGATGATATGGCTATGGTCGTTGCAGAAGATAGATTAAGCGGACCTGCAATTAAATTGCTTATAGACGAATTACTTCAGTTAAAAATTATGAGAGACAGGGTTGATCACCCACGAAAAGGATCAAAAGACTTGGCTGATGCTGTTTGCGGTTCTGTATATAACGCAATTAGTAGAAGCAGGCCACAAAACAACGAAGAGATAGACATACATACCTACAGCTCTTTGAAGTGGGATAGAGAAAAAGAAGAAGACGAAATCGTAATGAACATGATAAGGCCACCAAGAATGCCCAAGGATTTATCAGATGTATTAGACGGAATGGAAATAGTATGAGTATATATCAAGAAAGAGCAAAAGAATGTAAGTGTTGCGGCAAACACGTCCCGCTGCCTACAGTATTAAAAGAATATAATGGAGTACCACTTTGCCCTACTACATTTGCTAATGTGATAGAATATAAAAGAATTTGGAAATCTTCTGGTTCCAGGCCATTGGGAAGTATTAGAAAACACTTCTCTGAATATGTTCAACAGATAGTAGAAACAACAATTGATAAAAATGAGGATGGAACCATAAATGAGTCTTGAAGATAAGAATGACGATGAAATGTTAGCATATTATTTAGAGATAGGAGTGGTTAATTTAGAAGGCATGGATGAAAATGGAGAGATGATTTATTCCATAAATCAAGAACTTGCAAGAGACCTGGCTCCCGAATTATGGCAATCACATGTTGATTATGTTGATAGATCTTTGATTGAATTGTATGAGGCTGGTTTAGTAGAAATTGAATATGATGAAAATTTACAGGCAATTTTGCATTTAAGTCCAGAAGGACAAAAAATAGCTAAAGAAAAAGGTCTTGTGGAAATAGATCCAAAAGACTTTAAAGATATACCAAACGACTAGGAGAAAAATATGCCTTGGGAAATTAAACAAAACGTAGCAGGATGTAAAGGGTACGCTGTTGTAAAACAGGGTAGCGGAGAATTAGTAGGATGCCATTCAGGAGAATCTGCCGCTAAAGCCCAACTAAGAGCCCTGTATGCATCTGAAGCAGACGCAGAAAAAATGAAAGATAAGAAAAAAAAGATTTTTTAAATATGGAAGAATGGAAAACTATAATACAAACAAGTAACATAGATAATTATTTAAGAACTGTTTTTCAGGA